TGCCCGAGCCTTTGCGTTGGCGGCGTGGCTCTTATCCGGCACGGGATATGACAGCCCCGGACCAGCAAACTTGCTCTTAGGAAGCGCCTTGCGCGCCTTGGTCGTCAGTTTCGCCATCAGATGCCCCCGCGTCCCGGTGTGAAGTAAACATTGCCCGTGGACCCGGCGGCGATTGCGGCCGCGTAAAGCGCGTCATCGCCTTGGTTCAGGCCCTCAAAGACCTCACTCGCACCGGCAGCAACCGGAACATCGGCGGTTGTCGAAGCTGTCACGTTCACGTCCCCGAACGCGATCCACACGGTTGCCGAGCCGTCGTTCATCACGCGGATGGAATACGGTCCCTTGAGGTCAGCAAGCTTCACACTGGCACTTGTCGCGCCAACGTCGATGCTTACCGTCTTTGCCGGACTTGGAAGAAAGGGTTTCACTCGTTCGCCTCCTGATCAAAGGAATGGTGGGGCGACGGCGGGAAGAGATACCGCCGCCCCGACCAAGGCTTACGAGCCGTTGACGCGCACGATCCGGCGACGATCCCGAACGTTCGCATTGAGCGCGCAGTCGAAGCGCACCGAGTGCATCCCGGTCGCGAAGTCGCTGTGCTGCCACATACGGACCGAGATCGGCACGTTCTGGAGCTTGCGCCGCATCGCAGTGCCGGTGGCCGGCATGATCAGCGGAGCCGTATCGACAGTGACAGCGCCCTTCTGGATGATGCCGCGCTGGCGGTAGGCCGTGGAAGCAACGCCCTTGATCGTCAGTGCCGCATTGTCCGCAGGAGCCGCAGCAACGGTGGCGTGCGCCGTGTTGATGTTCACGTCGTCGCCCGAACCAGAGCCCGGAACGATCAGCGCCGGGAAGATACGGAGCGCCGCTATGGCACCAGTCGAAGCGGTTGCATCGGAAACCACAACGAACTGCTGGAGGCGTCCAGTATCGACCTGGGCGCGGTTGTCGTAGGCGTTCACCCCGTCAATCGTGAACACGTCGCCAGCCTTCAGGGTCTGCGAACCCGTCAGAGTGTCGATCGCAATCGTCTGGGTGAGATACTGGCCGTTGGTCGAGCTGTTGCAGACCGCCGAATAGTTGACGTTCTGCGAAGCGCCATTGACGAGAGCAGCCGAAGAACCGCCGCCAGCGCGCGAGCCGGTCGTGAAAACCGGAAGCTGCTGGGTGAACACGGTCGGAATGCCGCCGAGTGGACCCGCGTAACCCTTGCGGATTGTCTTTGTCGCCTCGCCGTCCGCAGCCGCAGCCAACTTGCCGATCTGGTCGCCAAGGGACTGCTTGTCGTCGAAGGTGAGGACGCCATATAGGTCGTTATCGGAAACGCCTTCCTGCTTCAGGCGGGTGTAACCGGCCATGAAGTCGTTGAAGTCGGCAACATCGTTGCCTTCGGTGCCGACCCAGTTGTTCGCGGCGAGGAACGCCGTCTTGAGAATGTAGGCGTCGATCTGCTCGGCCATGTTGGTCGCAGCACCCATTAGGGCTTCGTTCTCGCGGGCAGTGCCCACGTCGCGAATCTTGATGAAGTCGCCCCAGCCCATGTTGGCGTTGAAGGTGCCGTCGATGGTGAAGGTCTCTGAACCGAACGCCGAACCATCCACGCCGCCGCTGAGGTCTTTGACCCCGTTGGACGTGCGAGTAACGGTGTAGCGCGGCGAAACCTGCTCGATGACCTGGAGCTTGTTGGTGTCGTCCAGCTCGGCGGAATGTTCGTTCCACTTGACGAGATCGGCGGAAACCAGTTCGTTCTGGAGTTTCGCCATGAAGGTGTTCAGAACGAGTGCGTTCTGTTTGACGGTAACGGTGCCGCTCATTGAATAAATCCCCGCGTCGGGCACATGGCCCTTGTTGAGTGGAAAGCGCCTCGTCGGGCGATCTCACCGGGGAGCGGATGCGGGGTGCGCGTCCTCCGGTCTCAAGCGCGGTCTGCGGATTGCCTTCCCGTAAGGCTCACCGCCGCGTGATCATGGATATAGCAGGGCTTTGAGACGAACTAGGTTAGTGATTATCCGAGCAGCTTCCCGAGCGCCGACAGGTCAGCTTTCTCGTCCGACCAGTCTGTTTCGTACTGGCCCGTCGATCCCCGCACACGCTCTTTCGGCGGCTCGGGAGCATCGGACGCGATCTTGCCCTTCGGACGTGATTCCTTGGCTGTCCACGCCTTGAGACGGCCAGCATACAAAGCGATATCCAGCGGGTTGCCGTTGGTCGGGCGAACCGGCGCTTCCTCCAGTGATTCACCTTCGATCTCGCCGAACGCCTTGGCTGCGCCCAACACATCCCCGGCAGCTATTTGCGCTTGCAACAGCTCGGCTTCGTGCGGATTGTTGGCGAGGTAGTAGGCGGCCTCGTCTCCAACAGGCGACGCCTGGATTGCGAACGCAAGCACCGGCTCATTCACCTTGAGGTCGGAAACCTTGTCGGTGAAGTCGTCATACTTCTCAGCGCCGCGCTCCTGCATGGCTTTCCAGTCGGCATCGAGCTTCTGCCCGAGTTCCTGTCTGGCTTTGATCTGTTGCTGCTCCGTCTGCTTCTCGGTCGAGGCCTTGTCCCGCTCCTGAAGCTTCACCTCCACCTTGTAGTCGGTGAGAGCGGCGAGATATTTCGGATCGGCCTCGCCGAACTCGTATTCGTTCGGATCGGGAGCCCTCAGTTCCGGCGCGTCGGGCTTGTGACCGGATTCCAGCGCGGCAATGCGGCGCTCCAGTTCGGCACGCTGCGTCCGTTCAGTCTCAAGGTCGCGTTCTGCCGCCCGGCGCTGGGCTGTCAGCTCGTCGATGCGCTGCTTGGCCGACTTGTGGCGCTTCTTGCCTTCCGGCTCGCCCTCTTCGGGAGGTGCAACCTCGTCATCCTCGGTGAGTTCGAGCGTGTCGTCATTCTCAGCGGGATTCTCAGGCTCGGCGGTAAAGCCGACCATTTCAATGCCGTCGAGCGATTCTTCGGGAATTGGTTGGGTTGCGTCGGTCATGCTGCTTCACCTTGCGGTTGCGGTGGTTGATTCGCGGCCTGAACCGCGCTCTGTGTGGATGCCTGATCTTTGGCGCGGCCGTTGTGCCCGTCAGCGAGCGCGGCTGCGGCGATGTGCGCGCCGTCCTGTCCACCCAAGCCGCCCTGACCCAACGCAGTGAGAACGGCGTCGGTGATGGTTGGAGCAAGTAGCGCGATAGCCTCAGGCGGCAATGCGAAGTCGTTCTTGCCCAGTGCCGTGATGCGCCGCGTCTGTGCGTCGAAAGCATCAATCGTCAGCTTGTGGAGGTCGAGCGGGTTGCCCTGGCTTCCAGCACCCGCTGCCGTTGTCTGGGCTCGCGCCTGAGCCTCTTGAGCGCGGGCAACGGCTTCATCTGCCCGAGCGGATGCTTCCTTGGCCTGCGCGACAGTCAAATCGGTCTCGGCCTGCGCTTTCTGGGCTGCCAACTGCTCGGCAATCGCCTGCTTCTGCTGAGCCTGTTGCGCGGCCTGTTGTTTCTGAAGCTTCTCTTCGTCGGTCAGGTTGTCGTCAGCGTCGTCGCCGAGAATCTGCGGCGGCATGGAGTTCTTGATCCGCTGCTGGATCTTGTCGCCGCCCGGAATATCCAGCTCGCCGACGATCAAATCTCCGGCAACTTGGATCAGTTGCGGGTCTTGTCCAGCAAGCTGCATCAACTGCGCGGCCGCTTCCTGCCGTCGAGTGGCATAGGTCGGGCCAGTGGTGATCGTTACATCGTACTTGCCAACAGATAGGTCGATGTGCTCGTCAGCCTGCGGGTCGTTGATCTTGACGAGCTTCACCGCGTCGTCTGGTCCGACCGTGCGAACAGTCCTAGCCGTGTCGTAAACAATCGGAATCAGCGCATTGAGGACTTCACCAGCCTCCTGCATCGCCGAGTTCATGTTGTCGTGGTAAATGATGGTGGCAATGTCGCCCTGCTGCTGCCTTTGGCGGATCGCCACACCAGATGTCTCGTTGGACTTCATCCCCAACTCGGCTTCGTAAATGCCGGTGGTTTCCTTCATATCCTGCGAGCACATCTGCGCTTCGTTAATGTAGGCCGTGAGGTTGTTGACTGTGATCGGTTGTGGGGCGGGAGCGCCGTCGTTGAACACCAACGCATCGCCCCATTCATCAAGGCGGTTCTTGACGGCTGAAAACTCTGCGATGAAGTTCGCTCTGGGGGCCTTGAGCAGCATTTCCGCAACGACCGAACGCCAGAAGTTCTTGAGCTGCTGCGGATCGCGGGCAAAGCGGACCAGCCCGAACCTTACCCGCTTGTCACCAATCCACACCTCACGACCGGAACAGCGGATGATCGGCAGACGGTGAAGCTTAAGCTCGAACGGGTCGGAAAGCTCCTCGAACCCGTTGGTCATCACCATGCGCGCATATTTGCACTTGGTATCGCGGATTCGCGGGTTCCCGCTCGCGTCCGTGTAGAGCTTGCTCTTGTATTGCGACGGCTTCATGCCGGTAACGTCCAGCGTCGATCCATCGGCCATCAAGGCAATCGTCACCGGCTTTTCCGTCATCGTCCAGTATTCTGATATGCGAACGCCGTTCTCGTTCAGCCACCCGCTCTCGCGCATGTCGGACGTGTCCAGCGAGGTCTCTTTGACGCCGGGAAAGCGCTTCTTAAAATCATCTTTCGGGATCGTGTCCGACACGAAGCAGAATTGCGCGTCCCGAGCAGTCGGGTCTCCGGCGAACGGATCCCAGTTCACCGCAAGCGGATTGGGGATCGCGCGGATGAACAGGTCTTTGTTGAAAGCGTCATCATAGGCGTAATCCATGTCGATGCGGAAGTTGGACAGGCCGCATGTCACCATCGCCTCGAACGTGTTGGCGTAAACACGGTCAGCCTTGGACTGTAGCTCGATGGACCGGATCAGCTCTGAGCGAACCTCCGCGATGGCAACGTCGCCATCCTCACGCGGGAGAACCTTGATCGAGGTCTGGTTTGCGCGCCTGTCACCGACGATCTGCCCGACGAACTGTGGAATGGTGTTGATGGTTAGGCATGGCAGCGGGAACGGACCGGCACTCGGTCCTTCGCCCGTTCCTTCACGATAGGCGCGGACTCTCTCATCCCATTGCTCGCCAGCAGCGAACTTGAGGTCCGTAATGGCCTCGTCGCGATTGGGCTTGTCGGCCTGGTCAGCCGCGTCCCACCGTTCGCGGACTTCCTTTGCGAAATCGTCAGCCATGCGTGATCCCCAATCGGGACACGCCAGCCATCAGGAACAGGCGCGTCGGATATTGCTTGAGAAGCGAGTGAAGCAGCGCATCCAATCGACGCTGCTGTGCCATCGCCTGTGCTAACTCGGTTTCGAGGTTCATCGCCCTGCCATCCAGCCACCAGCACGACCGGCCACTTGAGGCTTTGGCCGCGACACGGTTTGGCGCTGCCCAACCGGCTCGGCGAACGTCAGTGCGACAGCGTCCCATTCGTCAGGCGACCGAATCTTGCGGACCCTGACCATGTGCTCCTTGCTTTCGAGCACAAGTTTCTGGCTGATGGGATGATAGTGATATTCGGGACCGCAAGCGTCTGACTGGAGACTGTCTAGGTCCGGAATGTCCGCACCACCGTCCTGCTCCAGCCACTCTTTCGACAGCAGCCACATCTCGGCGCGGCGATTGAGTGGGCCAGCCATCTCCTTGCCGTCTTTGTCGCGCTTCGGGGGATGAACAGGCGACGAGCCGAAGTTCACTACGCGGACAATCTCCGCATACTTATCGTCCCAACTCACGAGCACGTCGCGGATCGCGCCGCCGTTGCCGCCAACGTCGATGAAAACCCGGTCGGGATTGTCCCGGTCTATGATGTCCTTGAGCTTTGCAGCCGCCTTCATCGTGTCGATCGGAGACGCATCGCTCTCGACTTTCGACACGCAACGTCCGCGCCGCCACGCAATCGAGAAGCGGTCGTTTCCTTCGCGCTTGGGATCGACGCCGATAACCAGCGGGCCTATGCCCTCAATGCTCGCCTTGCGCGCCCTGACGACCGGCTCTGGCTGGATTAACCCGTCATGGCCCGTCATCTGGAATGCTTCGGCGGCGCCTGATGGATATTCCTGCTTGAACAGGGTTTCGTCGCCCAACTCGGCGATCTTGTTGCGCCGCCATGCAAGCTGCTCGTTTGTCAGCCCATGAAGCTTCGCCAGCTCTGCTTCCGCTTCCGTGGCAACGAAGTCGCTCACTTCCCGAACATAGCCGTCGTCCCAATACCAAGGCACGAAAATGGCCTGATAATCACCGATTCCGGCCTCGGCCTTCTGCCAGCGCTCGTGAAACTCGCCGCCAACGCCGTTCGCCGTTGATTCCAGGATGATCTCCGTTCCCGGCTCATCGGCGACAGCCTGCACAACGCCAGCGAAGTGCCCCGATGCGTTCGGCCAGAATGCAACCTCCGACCCGTGAAACATCTGCAACGTGCTCGAACGACCAACGGCTTTCGATCCCGCCGTCCCAACTTGATATCCGCTATCCAGCAGCGGGAAGCTCAACTCCTTCGCGTTGGCGGCGCCAGTCTGCGGCCTCACAAGCTCGGGGCAATGCTCGTGATAGCGCTCGACCATCTCAAACAGGTTGTCGGTCGCGGCCTGCTCGTGAGTGAGAATGAACGTCCGCGTTCCGCGCGAATGAGTCGTGCGCCAGTAGAAGCGACCCCCGATGTAGGTTGAAGCACCCATTTGCCGACCCTTGAGGATCAGCGCTCGAACCTTGCCATGAGCGCTTCGTTGCGCTTCCAGCTTTTCGTGAATGTGAAGCTGCGCCCGATTGAGCTTCAGCGGCTCAACCTTGCCAGCCTTTGTCCGAATGAACAGGCAGCGCGCCGCATAGTGCGAGAAGTCATCCTTGAGCTTCTGCCGGATCGAAAGCTCTTCTGGATCGATCATCTCAGCGCAGAGCATCGAGCGCCTGTTCGTGAACGCCGATGTTTCCGCTCAATTCGGTCGCCGAAAGGTCCGGCAACGTCTTGCGGATCAGAACCTCTATGGCCTTGATCTGAGATTTGGACAGTTCCAGCTCACCAAGTGCGTGATCTTGCAAGCGATTTACCAACTGACTGGTCTGGATTTTCGCCCGCACACCTTCCTGGTGTGTCGAACGTAAGCGAGCAGCCATGATTAGAACGGCCTCGCATTGAACCGGCCTTGCGGAAGGACAGTGATCACAGTCAGATCATCGAGGACTAGCCGATGGTTGCTCGCCAGCTTGACCGTGCGCGCTCCGAACTCAGCTGCGCTAAGAATTGCTTTTTCGTGTGAGAGGATTTCCGCTTTGGCTTCGTCTGGCGAGCAAGCATGGACGCGCTCTGAAAATCGAGCCGCCGCGTGTTGGGTGACGTGAACCCCCCGGTCCATTCCCCGCTTATGGCACAGTGAACTCGCCGGGAAGGTTAGTGATTAAGTATCCTGATCACCCGAACGCCCTTGCGCCCCCAGCCATTTCCGTTACGCACCAGTTTCCGGCGAGCCTCAAGCCCGATGATGATGCGGTGAACATCTCCCTTTGAACACAGGCCTAGAGCATCCCGAATTTCAGCGTAGCTCGGCGAGATTCCGCGGTTGGCAATCTGCTCGGTGACATAGGCGAGGACTTGCTGCGCCCGGTAGCCAAGGCAGCGCTCTCGCTTTACCTCTTCGGCTTCAATCCGGTCCATGAACATTCCCCCGCCCTTTCGCTATTCTGCCGGAGCCTTCCGGTTCACTTCATCGATCGCCAGTTCCCACAATCTTGCGAGACGCGATTCCTCGCGGCGCTTGGTGTGCATCTGCATCTCAAGCTCGAATATCTCGTCTCGAACCGTGTTCAGCTTCAGCGAGACCTCGCGCAGGTCGTCCAGTGCGTGTTTCATGGACACCACCCTATTTCGGTTCGCTTCTCATCGACCTTGATCCAGTGAACATCAGATCGGCTTCGGGCGCGCGTCCCTTTGCCGCAGTTGCACGGATCAGTGATCGGCCCCCCGGTTGGACGTTTGCGGTTACGCGCAACAAGCTCGGCAATCTCAGGAATGATCTGCGCCGGCCTCGTGATCTTGCGTCGTATTTCGAGTGACACAGCAGCAACCTCCGACGCTCGAATTCCGTCGAGCGCTTCGACCGCCGAGGCCAGCCACGCCAATTGAGCATC